TGGCACAGGTAACGGCAATTCTGGAGCTGGTGGCGCCGGCGCATCGGGCAACGGCGGAAACTCTCTTGGTAATGGTTCATTTGGATATAATTTTCTTGGAACATTCTATGGTGGTGGCGGAGGCGGAGGCTGCGGAACTTTTGATTCTGCTACTTCTCGTCCCTTACCTGTAGGAATAGGCGGTGCAGGCGGTGGTGGAAAAGGCGGAAGTGAATTAACTACTGGTACTACTGGTTCTGCAAATACCGGTGGAGGCGGTGGCGGTGGCGCCCGAAGCGGAACGTTGGCTTCTAGAACCGCCGGCGTTGCCAATGCATGGACTAGTGTGTTTACAGCAGCCGCAGCGCAAAATGGCGGAGTTGGCGGTACTGGCGTTGTAGTAATTCAATATGACGATGCAGTAGCAACTATAACAGGTCTTGGCTCAGGAATGGCTGAAGGCAACTCATTAACATTTAATGTTACAACACAGAATATTCAAAATGGAGCCACTCTTACATACACAATGTCGGGCGCAGGTCTTCTTTCAGCAGATTTTAGCCCAGCATCGTTAACTGGAACATTTACAGTTGTTAGTACTGACAGCGGACTTTCTGGTACAGCCTCATTTACAATTACTGCATCTAACGATGGAGCAATTACTGAAGGTGAAGATTTAGTCACAATTCAGGTATCGAATGGTGTAACCAATCTAGCATCCACTGTGTTTCGAATTGGTGATCTTTATCAATTTGCATTGGCAAATGTTACATCTAAAAAAATACAGATAGCAGATTTCAATAACGTATACAATAAAGTAAATGCAGTTCTTGGAACAGGTTCAGGCAATTCGGGATATGGAATAACGTTACAAAGCAGTGCGGTATCGACCAGCACTAAGGTTAGAATTACTGATTGGAATAACTTAAAATATGATATTATAAATGCCTATTATCATCAAACGGGTACAACTCCTACTCTGCCTCTACCGTTAGTAAATGACGTTGTAAGAGGAAGTAAAACTGATTATCCGTATGCATTATATGATACTTGGGCCGATGCAATAACAGCACAAAAATTTAACATTGCAGTATCACAATCTACAACACGATCATTGCAATCAGTTTCAACTACTTGGCCAGGTTCTTATGCAAGTAATTGGAATAGTAAAACCTTTGCATCTGTTGTTGTCTACTGGAGTTCAAGCGATAATGCAAGGTATTTTTTTAATGCCGGCGGCGAGCTTCGATTTAGTTCAAGTAGAACTGGAGGCACCTCCACCTATGCATCACAAAACAGTGCATGGACAAATTTACTTGCAGGCTGCGGCACAATTGGATTTGGCGGAAATAAACCTATTGCAGATGTCGGCGCAGCAAATGCTGGAAACTTTTATAGGTTGACAAATTCATTTCAAGTCTGGTATACTGCTACTGCTACAAACCCGTATTCATCTAATACATTTCGCATATCGGCTCGAACTCCAGGAGTTGCTAATAATTCTGCAGGATCTGCATCAAGTATTGAATTTTACCTTGAATGGGTAGATGGTCACGCATCTATAAGCGGTTCGCCAGATGGAGTAGATGGTACACTTTCGCTATCTATATCAACCCTTGAACCTACTGGAATTTTACAGCCAGCAGCAGCAGGCCTCTTTGATGTTGAAACTCCTGCAGTAGCCATTGTTCAAACAATTACTCCAGACACTAATGCACCTTATATTGTTATTTCTCCTAGTACTACATCACCAACAGAAAGTGGAACAGTAACATTTAGTCTATCAGGCGCAGATATACCTAACGGAAGTTACAATTATAATATTGTTGGTGCAGGAATAACTCCTTCAGATTTTTCAGATAGTGCAGTTACAGGTTCACTGACTATATCAGGCAACAGCGGAACGCTTACAAAAACACTAAGGGCTGATGAAACATCAGAGGGTTCTGAACAATTTTATCTTGAAATATTATCTGGCGTAACATCGTTGGCAGTTAGTCCAATTATTTCAATTACTGATTCTTCGACAACTCCGCCTTATGTTTTTACACAAACAATATCTGCCGATACTGCCGATTACAATGTACAACAAGCCGCATTGACCGCAGGATGGAATGGACTATTGCCATTACGTGCTACAATCACAATCAATGCAGGGATCTATGTTTATGCCTCGACCCGCACAGAATACGGATTCCGTACAGGAACATCAAGTTTTCCTGCTGCATCTACGGTAACAATAGTTAATAGAGGCTATATTATCGGTAAAGGCGGAAACGGTGGTAACGGTCAAAACTCGACCGGCGGCGCAGCCGTTAGCGGTCAAAATGGCGGCACGGCCCTATATGCCAACGTTGCCACAAGCATTACTAACCTTGGTGGGATTTATGGTGGTGGCGGTGGTGGAAGCGGAAGTACTAACGTAAACGTAAGTACAAGTGTTCTTGATGGGTTGTTTGGAGCACCACAACAGTATCGATATGGAGGCAGCGGCGGCGGCGGTGGCCGAGGTTCAAATTTCTCTATTGGCGGCGGCGCAGGAGCTGCAACAACTGCACCCGGTGCTGCAGGAGGCAATGGCGGCATAAGTGGACCAGGCGGTGGCGGCTCTGCCTACAATGTGGGCGGCTCTGGCGGTAACTGGGGATCAGCAGGAACTGATGGTCAAGGTATTGGCGGACAATTTGGTGCTGCTGGTTTCTCTGTAGAAGGAAATGCATTTATAACTTGGCTTGCGGTCGGCGACCGCCGCGGAGATATTACTCCATAAATATTACTTCTAATTATCTAGCACAATAAATAAACTGCTACGTTAATTAGGAGTAACTATGGAAGACCAGCTTAAAAAAGCTCTAGAGTTTTCAAACTATCGTCAAACATTCTCAACTCAGAGAAGAATACTTAAAGAAAAAATAGATGCCAAATTGACCTACGGGTTTAACGGCGGCATATTTAAAATATCACGATCATTAATTACGTTTGTTCAAATGTTAATTGATAGGGGACGTACTAGCAATGTTCCATTAATTGATCATAATGAAAATCCAATATTAATTGAAAATCTTGAAGCATTTAGAGATGAAATTTTTGATAGGTATTTTTCAACTACTTTAGAATTCTACGACGAATATCAAAATTTAAAAAAAAGCAGAAGTGTTGAGAAGCTGTTAGATCTATGACACGAGGCGCTTTAATTTTTGCTCATAATAATAGAGACATTGACTATGTTTTAATGTCATTAATCTCCGGCGGCCTTGCCAAAAAACATTTAGGAATTCCAGTTTCGTTAATATCAGATAAGTCTACATTGGACTGGTCAAAAACCGCTTGTACATATAGTCAGCTAGAACAGTTATTTGATAAAATTATTGAAGTTGAAAAGCCAGTAGTTGACAATTTTAGAAATTTACACGACGGAGTAAATTCAAAAACAGTTCCGTTTGTCAACGCTAATAGATCTACCGCATGGGATCTTACTCCTTATGATCAAACACTATTACTTGACAGTGACTATTTAATTTTTTCCGATAGATTAAATTCCTATTGGGATTTAAATGAGGATGTATTAATTTCTGAAGCAATGTTAGATATCTATGATCAAACTAGATTGGGATATCATGATAAGTACGTGTCGGATACCGGAGTACACATGTATTGGGCAACAACAATTATGTTTAATAAGAGCGAATATGCCCAAACGCTATTTCATCTAGTCGATAGCATACGAAAAAATTACAAGTATTATGCTGATCTATTTAGATTTAGCGCACAACAATATCGAAATGACATTGCTTTTAGTGTAGCCAAGCACATACTTGACGGATATAAAACAAATGTAACACCAAGTCTTCCGCCAGTACTAACAGCCATAGACAAAGATACATTGTACAGCGTTGATTCTCAAGGTAAGCTGATATTTTTGTTTGCATCGTATGTTAATCGAAATTATTGTGCAGCAGCCGTTAAGGGAGTAGATGTTCATATAATGAATAAACAAAGTATTATTAGAAATGCTGACCAATTATTGGAGTTGATATGAATTTTGGTTATCTTATCATTGTATCAACAAAAGACACCGAAGTTGACTATGCACAATTAGCCTATGCATTAGCATTAAGTATTAAGAATACTCAGAAAGAAGGTTACGATAAAGTTGCTATAGTTATTGACGACGTAGATCAAATTGATAGATTTAAATCATCTTGGGTGTTTGATCATGTGATACCTTGGGATCAAGAAACCTATTGGAACGGCCGTAGTTGGATGGACCAATTAAGTCCGTTTGATCATACAGTATGTTTAGATTCAGATATGCTGTTCACAACAGATTACAGTCATTGGATTGATTATTTTGTAGAAAACAGTGAATTATATATTGCCAATACTGCCTACACCTATCGAGGTGAACTAATCGACAACGATTATTATAGAAGGACATTTACTAAAAATAGATTGCCTAATCTTTACAGTTTCTATACATTCTTTAAAAAAGACAGCGAGGTAGCTTCTGAATTTTTTACACTAGGTCGATATATTATTAAAAATCCTATTGAATTTTCAAATGTATTTTTAACTGATTACAAACCAAAAGTTATTGGCACAGACGAAGCGTTTGCGTTGGCTGCAAAGTTATTAGATATAACTGAGGATATTGCATACAAACTAGAATTTCCAAAGGTAGTTCATATGAAAGGAATGATACAAAACTGGCCATGGCCGTCCGATGTATGGAGTGACCACTTGGGATTTTATCTCAACAGAAAAGGGCAATTAAAAATTGGTAATTATCAACAGACTAATATTGTACACTATGTAGAAAAAGATAAAATCAATGCTGAAGTAATTAATATTTTAGAGGAAATAGTATGGAAGAAATAATTGATATAGAAAAATGGGCAGAAACATTTGAAGTTCCAGAGGTTGAATACCAAGCTGTATTTGATCCAATAGACGGCAGAATCAAAGCAGTTGGCCCTAGCATTGCGTTCAAAAATGAAAAACACAAAGTTCCAATGGACCGAGAAACGGCTGAGATGATTATCGAAGGTAAAATTCTTATCAATTCATGCTCAGTTGATGTATCAGGAAACACAGTATCTATTTCAGAATCACGAGCCCTTTATAAAATTGACGATGTGTTACATAGAATTATTGAAAAAGAACATGCCGATTTTGAAAAACCAGATGTGTTTCTTTTGTATAATAGAAAAAAGAAACAGCTAACAGTTGAATTAACTGAAGAATTTTACGGAACTAAAAAACTTAATAAAAAATTTCACCCTATTAAAAAGAAAAGAGTTAATTGGGCAGGCACAACAGAAATGAATTTTTTAGTAACTGACTACAACGATCCTAATGTATTACACCGAATATTTTCTTTAACTGTTTCTGATCTTGTTGAAAATAAAAAAGTAATTGATGATTTAGATCTTCCAGAAAAATTTAGTGTGTACACCCGCCGCCTATTTAAAAATTATGTTATGGAGCATAAATGAGGATAGTAGAATTTGATATTGTATTTTTAAGTTATGATGAACCAAATGCAGACTTGCATTATGCAGATCTATGCAACAATGCACCGTGGGCCAAACGTGTACACGGAGTTAAAGGTAGTGATGCTGCACACAAAGCCGCAGCCGAGTTAAGTGAGACTGAATGGTTTATCACAGTGGATGCTGACAATATCGTTGACCCTAAGTTTTTTGATCTAGAATTAGACATGACAGATCCTACGATCCAAGTGTATGGATGGTGCGGCCGAAATAATATCAATGGTTTGCGTTACGGTAACGGCGGAATTAAAATTTGGAAAAAGTCGTTTGTATTGAATATGCGTACTCATGAGGCTGCAGAAAGCGACAGAGCACAAGTAGATTTTTGTTGGGAACAAGGGTATAGAAATTTTCCCAGGGTGTATAGCAACAGTATTATCAATGCTAGCCCTTTTCAAGCATGGCGTGCCGGATTCCGCGAAGGGGTCAAGATGACATTACTTGACGGAGAAAAAGTACAACCACAAGAAATTAAAGAACGTATTTGGTGGCACAATATTCATAGATTGCGTATGTGGTCAACAGTTGGCACACACGAAGAAAACGGAATTTATGCTATTCTTGGAGCCCGCATGGGAACATGGATGACCAATTGCTCAGATTGGAATTATGTTGATGTTAGAGATTTTGAAGTACTACGTGATATGTATGAACAAAACGTTGACCACAACACAGTTGAACATGATGCACAAGAGTTAGGAGTAAAGATAAAACATCAACTTGGATTAGAATGGCCGTGGCTAGATGCAACGCAAAGCAAGTATACACTAGATTTATATGATGAAACTATAAATTTAGGATTGACCTATTTTAAACAATAATGTACGATATTATTTTTATTAGTTATAACGAACCAAACGCAGATGCAAACTTTGCTAAGTTAAAAGCACGGTTCCCCTATGCGCAAAGAATAAACGGAATAAAAGGAATTCATCAAGCACACATCGCCGCCGCCAAAAAAGCCTTTACCAAGATGTTTTGGGTAGTGGACGGCGATGCAGAAATAGTTGACTCGTTCAATTTTGATTATGTTGTTCCTAAAGAAGATATAGAATGTGTGCATGTTTGGCGCAGCATAAATCCTATAAATGATTTACAATACGGATATGGCGGAGTTAAATTGTTACCAAAAAAACTTACACAGACCATGGATGTATCTAAGACAGATATGACAACCAGCATTTCGTCATGGTTTAAAGCCATGCCAGAAATCAGTAATGTCACGGCATTCAATACCGATCCGTTCAATACTTGGAAATCAGCGTTCAGAGAATGTTGCAAATTAGCCAGCAGAACCATAGACCGTCAAGACGACATAGAAACACAACAGAGATTAGATGCATGGTGTAAATTTAATGACGGTGTGCCTTTTGGGTTCTATGCATT